TCCACCTGCTCGAGCAGCACGTTCGGTTCGATCTGGACGGAGACGGGTACGACGAGCCGTACATCGTGACGGTGGACGAGGGCTCGAAAACCACGCTGCGCGTGGTTACGGCGTTCGATTACGACGACATCAAGTGGTTGCGCAAGAAGGGCGGCGACGTCGTCGCGAGTATTCCTGCGGAGCAGTATTTCACGAAGTACGGGTTCATCCCGTCGCCGGACGGCGGCATCTACGACATCGGGTTCGGCGTGCTGCTGGGCCCGATCAACGAGTCGGTGTCGACCATCATCAATCAACTGATCGACTCGGGCACGATGTCGGTCATGGCAGGCGGTTTCCTGGGCCGCGGCGCGAAGATCAAGGGCGGCAACCAGAACTTCAACCCGTTTCAGTGGAACCCGGTTGATTCGACGGGCGAGGATCTCGCGAAGTCTGTTTTCCCGTTGCCTGTGCGCGAACCGTCGAGCACGCTGTTCAACCTGCTGTCGCTGCTGATCGACTACACGAACCGGGTGTCCGGCGCGACCGACATCATGGTGGGCGAGAACCCGGGGCAGAACACGCCGGCGCAGACGTCGCAGTCGATGATCGAGCAGGGTTCCAAGATCAACGCCGCGGTGTTCAAGCGTGTGTGGCGCTCGATGAAGGAGGAGTTCCAGAAACTCTACCTCCTGAACAAGAAGTTCGTCCCAGTCGAGGTGGCCGAGTTCGGCGAGAAGGCCGGAGTGATCAGTTCGTCAGACTTCACCGAGCCCGACCGGTTCGTCCGCCCCGCGGCTGACCCCAACCTTGTTTCCGACACGCAGGCGGTCCAGCAGGCGTCGATGCTACTGCAGCGCGTCCCGACGGGCGGCTACGACGCGGACGCGTGCGAGATCAGGTTCCTGCAAGCTGCTCGAGTGCAGGACTGGCAGCGGGTGTTCTTTGGGCGCGAGAAGATCCCGCCGGCGATGAACCCGAAGGTTCAGCAAGAGCAACTCAAGCAAGAGGGCCACAAGGAGCGCGCCAAGGAACGGATGCAGGAGAAACTCCTGGATCTGCAGGCCACGCACGAGAAGGACATGGCGGAGATCGACCTGTTGCGCGCCGAGGCTGCGCAGATCATCCACGAGATGGGTGCCGATGCCGCCGCACACGAAGTCGAGAAGTTTGACCGGATGATCAAGGCCGTTCAGACGCGAGACGAGAGCAACCGAGCCTACATGAAACTGATGCAAGACCAGCAGGGCCTAGACATCCAGAAACAGCAGGTCGAGCAGCAGGGCCAGCAGGCCGGTCCCGGCGCGGGTGGGCAACCCGCGAGTTAGTCGGTTCAGGAGGTAGTGAGTGGACAGCAAGGAAGAACTGCTGGAGGCATTCCGGCAGTGGAGAGACGACCCGGTGACCAAGGCGCTGTTCTGGTTGCTGGACGAATTGGTATTGGACGGCGAACAGCAGTGGTCGAAGGGCCACTTCCTTGGCCGCGACCCGGTTGCCTCTGCCATCACCCAGGCCGAGGCGATCGGGCGCATCAAGGCGTACCGGTGGATCAGCGACATGTCCCCCGCGGATTTCGTCGGGGCGATCGAGCAAGCGAAGGAGAGATAGGATGAGCAAGGACGTGTACCTGCACGATTTCAAGTCGCGCAACAACAACTCCGGCTTCGAGCCCGTCGGCCGCGCCGTCCTGGTGCAGTTGTACGAGGTGGAGAAGGTCACGGCGGGAGGGATCATCCTGTCCGACTCGACGCACTCCAAGACCCAGATGGCGGAGCAGCGCGCGGTGGTCATCGCGTGCGGCCCGCTGGCGTGGTCGGACGAGCCGCTGCCGCGAGCGCAACCGGGGGACCGGGTGCTGTTCAGCAAGTACGCGGGCTACCAGGCGACGGGGCCGGCGGACGGCAAGCCCTACCGGTTCGTGAACGCCAACGACATCTTCGTGAAGATCACGCAAGAGGACGAGGCGTTCCGCAAGGAATTCCGTGGTCACGAACAGTACGAGTAAGGATTCGCCATGAGTGACATGCAAGACACAGACGCCGACGTCGGCCAGGACGCTCCGAGCGAGGAGATCGTCAAGGAGGCTCTCGGCATGGGCTGGACGCCGCGCGAGCGGTACAAGGGCCCCCCGGACAAGTGGATCGACGCGGCCGAGTTCGTGGAGCGCGGCCACCGGATCCTGCCGATCGTGAACGCCCGGGCTAAGAAGCTCGAGGGCGAACTCGGGCTGACGAAGCAGCAGCTTGCCGAGATGCGCGAGTCGATGGAGCAGTTCAAGGTCTTCCACGACGAGATGCGGCAGTCCCTGGTCAAGCAGAAGGACGACGCATACGCTCAAGCGGTGAGCGACCTGAAGGCGGCGAAGGCGCAGGCGCGACGAGACGGCGACGACTCCCGCGTGGACGAGATCGATGAGGCGCTGCTCGACCTGAAGATCGAGAAGGCGGCCAAACCGGTCGAAAAGCCGGCGGACAAGGTCGCTGACCGGACGCCGCAGGATCTGTCCAAGACGCCTGAGTTCAAGGCTTGGGCGCTCGAGAACAAGGACTGGTTCGGCGTCGATGAGGACATGAGCGCGTACGCGGTGGCGCAGGCGCAGATCATCCGGCAGAAGAACCCGAATATCGGCGTCGAGGAGTTCTTGACGCAGGTGAGCGAGAAGGTCAACAAGTTCTTCGGCGACCGCAAGGTCGACAAGGAAGAGGACGACGAGCCGCGGCCGCGGGCCAACAAGGTCGCCGGCGCCGGGCGCGGCGCGGGTGGCGGGCGCTCCTACGCGGACCTCCCGTCCGACGCGCGGGCGGTCTGCGACGAGGATGCCAGCCGGTTTGTCGGCCCGAACAAGATGTACAAGACCGCGAAGGAATGGCAGTCTGCCTACGCGAAGATGTATTTCGACATGAACTGAATCCAGCACCGAGATAGGAGTTTCAAATGAACCGACCCCGCATCAATCCGACTGTCGAGCGCACGCTGCTGGACAATACTGGTGGCATCGATATGCCGGCCGAGGAATCCAAGCGCGAGGCACTGAATCCGGCAGTATCCGTGGAGCAGCGCGCGGAGGTTCAGGTGGCTCGCCGCCGGCGCATCCCGATGAGCGTGTCGGTGCGCAAACTCGAGGTGCCGGATTTGCCGGGATACCACCTGCACTGGATGCTGGGAGATCCGGATCGTATTGCGCGTGCTTTCAACGCGGGGTATGATTTCGTGAAGGAAGATGAATTGCCGGGTTTCCGGGTGGGACTTGGCGACGAGGCAGGTATTCAAGGTAATTCGGATCTTGGCACGCGTGTCAGCGTCGTGGCCGGTGGGGTTGGATCAGACAACCAGGCGTCTCGCCTGTATCTGATGAAACTCCCGCTGGAACTCTACGAGGAGGACATGGCGGCCCGTGATGCGCAGGGGCAGGAAACTGTCAATGCCCTGAAAGGCGATCCGAATGCGCAGAAGTCTGCGATTGGCGACAACTCCAACCGCTACATCCCCAATCTTGGCAACAAGATGGATGCAGTCAAGGATCGGGTCGCCAACAAGTCGTTCAATGTGTTCTCAACCCTGAAAAGGTAACCCAACATGGCAAACGTCAACCAGCCTTCGGGCTTGTCGCCGGTCGGCTATTCCACGGGTTCGACGTGGAATGGTCAGTCCCGGCGCTACTGCATTCCGTCCTCGGACAGCAACGCCTACGCGATCGGTGACCCGGTGACGCTCGCCGGCTCGGCGGACGCAAACGGTGTCCCGACCATCACCCTGGCGACCGCCGGCACCGCCAACGTGATCGCCGGCGTGATCGTGGGCACGGGCGGCATCGCCTACGGCGGCATGTCGGCCAACCCGTCCAACCTGGACAGTCTGGTCATCCCAGCCACCAAGACGAAGGCGTACTACGTGGACGTCGCGGACGACCCGTACATCGAGTTCCAGATCCAGGACGACGCGGCCGGCACCAACAACGGCTACGTCTCCGGTTGGCAACTGGCGGCGAACTCGTCCAACACCGGCGCCACCCGGCAGGTTCAGATCCTGCGGCTGGCGCAAGTCCCGAACAACACCATCGGGCAGTACGCCAAGTGGATCGTGCGGATCGTCAACCATCAATTCGCTGCCGGCACGGCTGGCGTCTAAGGAGTAGAACATGGCTGGCGTCATCAACACCGGTTCCCACCCGAAACTGCTCTGGCCCGGGGTCCATGCGACCTGGGGCCAGGTGATGGACGAGGGGACGTACCACAAGGAACACGAGGATCTCTACGAGATCAGGGACTCCAAGCAGGCGTACGAGCAGGACGCGGAACTGACCGGTTTCGGTCTGGCCCCCGTCAAGCCCGAAACGCAGGGCACGTCCTACGACTCGGAGATCCAGGGCCAGATCACCACGTACACGAACATCGCGTACGCGCTGGGCTACATCGTGTCGTACGAGGAAATCCAGGACAACCTGTACAAGAAGGTCGCCACGGAGCGCGGGATGGCAAACGCGTTCTCGATGCGCCAGACGGTCGAGGTTCTCGGGGCGTTCCTGTACAACAACGCGTTCTCCTCGTCGTTCTTCACCACCGGAGACGGTGTTTCCCTGGTCAGCACGGCGCACGTCAACCCGATGGGTGGCACGTACTCGAACGCGCTGTCCCCGGCGGCCGACCTGACGGAGTCCGCGCTGGAGGACATCTGCATCCAGATCCGTTCGATGACCAACAACCGTGGCCTGCACGTCGCGTACCAACCGCGGTCGCTGCACGTCTCGGTGAACGACGAGTTCACGGCCAACCGGATCCTGAAGTCGGTGCTGCAGTCCAACACGGCGAACAACAACGTCAACGTGCTGAACATGACCAATGCCTTCCCCGAGGGCATCAAGGTCAACCACTTCTTCACGTCGGCTCACGCGTGGTTCGTCCGCACGAACGTCCCGAGGGGGATGACGATGTTCTGGCGCGAGCGGCCGAAGCTCGAGATGGACAACGACTTCAACACGAAGAACGCGCTGGCGCGGTCGTACATGCGCCTGTCGTTCGGTTGTTCCGACCCGCGGCAGATTTTCGGTTCCAACGGACCGTAAAGCAGCCGCTGGCCGAGCCGGCCCGAAAGGAGAATCTCCTTGGAACCGCCTTCGGGCGGTTTTTTCATGCTTGCCCATATTCTCGGGATCATCCACAATCCCAGTATCCGAAGCGCCCGAGAAGTCGGGCGTACTCTAGTAGTACGCTTCATGGAGAAACCCCATGCCATCGATCCCGGTCCGTTACCCGAACGGCGTCACCACCGATATCCCGAAATCCCCGATGCGTTCGTTCCCGGCTGTGCCGGCGGCGAACCAGTTCGTTTTCGCGGTTTCCGATTTCGTCCCCTACCAGGCGGGGCAGTGGACGGTCACCCAGACCAACGGCACGGCGGCGACGTACGCGTGGCCGGCAGCGGTCCTCAAGCAGTCGACCACGGGCGGCACCTCGGCGGACGCGATCTACAACGCGATGGTCGCCCAGGCGTTCCAGTTCAAGCAGGGCTCGCGGATGTGGCACGAGGACGTCATCGCCATCTCCTCGGCCAGCGCGACGGACATCAACTTCTTCTCGGGGTTCTCGGACAACGTGAACCCGAACAGCGCGACCAACGCGGTGTACTTCAAGAAGCCCTCGGGCGGCACGGCGATTCACCTCGTCGTGATCAAGGGCGGCACGACGACCACGTTCCAGAACGTCGCTGACATCGCCAAACCTTCGGGCCTGTACGGGGACGCCAACTCCAGCGTTGGCACGATCACGGCGAACGCCACCGGCACCACGCTGACCGCGCTGACAATCGGCGCTGCTGGCGCCGGCTACAACGAAGACCCGTTGGTCATCGTGACGGGCACGGCAGGCTCGGGCGCGCAAGCGCGGGTGGAACTGGGCTCCGGCTCGCTGTACAACACGGTGGTTACGGCCGCCGGCTCGGGCTACACGGCGGGCACGTTCGCTGTCGAGGTCGACCATTTCATCAAACTGCAGATCATGTACGACGGTCGGGGCAACCTGTACGTCGGCGTGAACGACAACGTCGTGATGCTGCTGGGCGACGACGGCACGGCGGCTGCGACGGCCGGCAGCACGTACGCGGTGAACTCGGTGGGCTCGTCGTTCTACGCGGCGACGAACCTCACCGCCGGCGTGATGACGAACCAGCCAGCGCCGAACGACGCGATCAACATGCTGCCGCTGGTCCCGATGTACGTGGCCGTTGGGTTCCTCGGCACGACGGCCAACGCCCGCAACGTCTACCACCACGGGGTTCGCTTCGGCGGGGAGTATTGATGTCTGACGTGCGGGTTCGAGCCCTGAACGATGGGGCGAAGAACTCTGCCGTCGAGGTGGCGGCGAGTCTGGACGCCGACTTGGACTGGACTGTTGTTGTGGACATGGCGAAGCTCAACGGCGCTCCGCATCGGGTCCGGATTGACGAGATCTACTACGCAGTTTCGGACAAGGTCGAGGTGCAGCTGGCGTGGCATCACGCGAGCGGCGAGCGGTACATGTTCATGCCCCTGGCGGGGCGCGGCCGGTTCGCTTTCGCCTGCACGTCCCTCTCGCCGCCCGAACTTCACGATGGGACGGGGAACATCGAGATCAGGACGCGGGGCGCAAAGCCCGGGGATCTCGCGTACCTGATCTTCGATCTGACGAAACAACCGTAAGGGGCACGAAATGGACGTCGTCAAAATCATCTGCGGCGCGCAGCCGAACTACTTCACGTTCGGGTCGCCGGGTGTCGTTTCGCCGACCACGACGGCGACCGCGGCGAGCAACCCGATCCCGAAGGACGGGGTCTACTCGACGTATCAGGCGATCGTCAAGGGCACCGGCGCGGTCACGGCCACGGTGACGGTGTACGCGACGAACGACCCGAATACGGCCGGCGCGGACCAGAATTCTCAGAGCAACGCCGGCCCGGTGCTGAACTTTGCGATCGGCACGACCAACGCGAGCACGGCGGTCACGCAGGCCAACGGGTACTTCAAGTCGAGCATGACCGGCTACAAGGTTGTTGCCGACGGGGTGCC